TCATAGCCTCTTGCTGGCGTACATTGGTTGGATTGTGATTCGCCCCAGGCTTGTTGACCTTTGGCAGTTCGGCTTTCGGTTTGAGCGTGGCCTTTTGCGCAACGAGGCGGTCATACTCACGGGCTTTATGGGCAATTTCCCACAAGCCGCGCTCGACATAGGCTTCCTTGGTCGTTTCCGGGGACAGACCGTATTCCTTGATGTACGAGTTGAGTTCGGCAAGGCTCTTTTCAGGCGCGTCCTTCCAACCTGGCAGATGCTCGACCAGATACTTTTCAGTTTCATTTGCCTTTTCCAACAGGGTAGATTGCCGTAATTGGTTCTGCTGTTGTTCAAGGTGCTGAAGCTGTCCGTATGTGTTCCGCAACTTATCTACACGGGCTTGATACGCTTCCTTCTGGGCGATATATGCACCAGCGTCATAAGACGCGAGTTCGGTTGACGGCGGTTGTCCAAGTTCGGACTCCAAAAAGTCTGCCGCAGTCTGTAATCGGTGCATGGTTTCAGTTAGGGCTTGCTCATGCTGAGTCAGCCGTTCCTGATATTGTTGTTTGACGGGTTCTAGTGCCTTGCGCTCTTCTGCAAGTGCCATCGTCTTTTTAGTGTAGTCAAAGCCCTTCTGCGCCAGTTCAAGCACCTCAGACTTTTTCAGCCGTACTTCTTTGCCCTCATGGGTGAGGATTTCAGTTTCGGCTTCTTCGGACTCATCGTCCTCGTCTGCGTCCTGTTCTTCGCCTTCTGGTTCTTCGCCTTGTTCTTCCTCAGACTCAGGCTCGCCCGCCTCGTCATCAGTTTCCGCATCGACATCCATGTCAATAAGACCAGCGATGCCGTCAAGATCAACGGTTTCGGCTGGCTGCTTTTCAGCTTGGCCTTCCATAGTTACTTCCTTGTAATACGCCCCAACACCATGTCGGGGATTTGGTTAGCACATCCGTGCGCTTAATTCACCACGCGCTAATCAGGCGAACATCGCCAGACCGCGCATATCTTTCGCTAGGCTTGCGCATACGGTAATAAAAGCCCTTGGTGACATAGCCGCCCTTGGACTCTTTCTCGTACCACTTCTGTGCAATCAGCCTTGCGTCAAGGGCTTCAACCCCCTGCGCCAGCATCTTGTCAATGTATGGCTTGCACCATTCAGAGGCCGTCACAGGTCAACCCGCTTCCCGTTGCTCAGGACGGCATAGTTGTCGCCCTTAAGTACCTTTGCGCCACCGTAGATGCCATTCCACACTTCAGCTTCAGGCTCGGTGACATAGACATGGGTTACAGGGGTGAACTCACCCTCGGCAGCTTTTAGTATTGCGCTGACCTCAGCCCAACTCTTTCCAACAGGCTGTTCTTTCTTTCCACCACTCGCCCCGCCACTTCCCCGTTCATCACCAATGACTTCAGGTGCGACTCCAGCCGCTTCAACAGCATCAGGCTTAGGTGCAACTTTTCCCTTTCGTTCGGACATTTTGCTTGCTTCCATTCAGTTGTAATTTTGGCTTCCAGAGCCTCAAAGGACTCCAGGAACACACGGTTACTCAGCACGGATTCGGCTAATGCCCCGCGCTCAATATCTTTGGCTTCATTCATGTATCAATTATCAGCCCGTTTCAGCGGGCTTGCGCGTTATGCCATGTAGCCTTGGAACGGGTCAACGGGAACAATATCAGGGGTCATCACGCCAATGCGGGCGGTTTCCGCTGAGTATTGCTCGGTCAACGCCTTGGCTTGCGCCTCACGCTCACGGATTTCCAACTCACGCTCTTTCAGGGCAAGTTCACGCTCTTTCAGGGACAACTCTTGGGCTTTGATTTCATACGATGCCTGCAAGTCCTGAGCCTTGATCTGCGTGTCCACCTGCTTGTTCTGCAACTGGGACTTAAGTTGCTCATTTTCCTGAGCCATCTGCTGCATCTGACCGCCCATCTGCTCAATCTGCTGTTGTTGCATCTGCAACGCCTGTTGACCTTGGGCAATCTGCTCAGGGCTAGGCTGGCCGTCAGGGGCGCTCACGAAGCGTTCTGGCTCTTTGAACTCATTGGCCTCGGCAAACAATTTGATGGCCTCTGCGATGTTCTCAGGCTTAACCACGCCCATCTGGACACCGCCCTGCATAACTTGCATCAAAGCCATGATTCGGGCTGACTGCTGTTCCTTGCTGCCCGTACCCAGACCGACCCGAATCTTCATGCCGAAGTCGTTGCGGAAGTGTGACGGGTTAATCGGCACATATTGTCCGGCGATCTGGACGATTTCCTCTTGGTTCAGGTGCGTGATGGACAGCTTCAGCATCTTGGCAAACAGGGCTTTCATGCCCACGCCAAAGAAGCGAGCCATCAGCTTGACCCGCATATCCGACTTCTGGGTGATGATACTGACACCCGTGGCGGTCTTATTCAGGCTGTTGGCATCTGTACCTTGGCTGTAACGGGTAAAGCCCGTGCGGTTCTCTTTCCAGCCCTCAAGGAACTCGTTGAACTGGTAGGCAGGTGCGCCAAGGTTCGGCTGAACAATGGTCTGCATGGCCTCGGAGTACGGCGCATCGCCACGGACTACACCGCCAGGACGCGACTCCAACAGGTCATCGACATTCACGCCCGCCGAGGTGTTGACATAGGTGCGCTGATTGACCGTCAGGAACATATTGTCCTGAATGGCGCGGATGGTATGGGTGCGGAGTTTCTGCGGCTGAATGGCGAAGTCGGCAGGGCAGTCACCAAAGAAGCTATGCGGGCGCGGGACAGGGCATATCCAAGTATAGGGGTGACCGTCAACCGCTTCAAAGGCAGGCTCACCGTACTCGTAGATAGCCAGCTTGCCACCGATAAGGCATATCTTAATCCACTCAGCAACACCGTCCATATCCTGATCCAGCTTGATATAGACCTCCTCAACCTTAATCAGGTCGTGGCTGCGGTCAGGGCTTGTGCCTTGGCTGTACGAACTATCACCGAGCAAGCCGATGGCTTCCAGTTCGCTCTCAGGGGTTTCCTCGTTGGCATCGTCAACGACATAGCCTTCCTGTTCCAACTCAAAACGGCGTTTGTACATCACCTCGCCAATCATGGCGGGTTCGCTATCCCAACGGGCATTGCTGTCCACACGCATCGAGTACGGCGGGACTACGGCGTTCTTAATCTGCTTGCGCTTACTGCGCTTGGTGACGGTAAAGGACAGGCCACCCTCAGCATCATCGTCATCGACTTCAGGCTCACCGACCAGTTCCCAGCCGTCTTGCAGAAGCATGACCAGCATTTCCTCAGACTGACCTTCGTACTTCTGGGTCACATCCTCGGCACACTCCTCAACCCAGGTCTTGCTGAAGCCGACCTTCTGAATCAGGGCATCCTTGAACCAGTCGTACATGTGGCTGAGGCCATCGTTCTGCACATAGTACAGATGGTTGATGTACGCCTGAGCCATCTGAGCCATCGGCTCGTCTTGAACGCGCCTGGCTTCAAAGGAAACAGCGTCATCAGAGGAGGCGAACATATCAATGAACGCCGGAAGCATCCATTCCACGGTATCAGCCACATCGGTGGACACGAAGTCTGAGCGATCCTCAATCTCAGGCTTGGCAAGGTCGCCAATCGGCTCGGCATTGTAATAGTCAATGTTCCGCTGCCGAATCTGTCCAATGTCGGACTCCGGCGAACCCAAACTGTTGTCAATCGCCTTACGAGCGATGCTTTCCAGTTCAATCTCGGTGTATCGTTGCTTTGCCATTATTTCAACCGTTTATATTTGAGGGTTTCGTGCGAAGTAGTGACCATCTTTTCAGCCGTGGCGCACATGTACCTAAAACTGTCGGATCCATGCGAATATTCGTCATGCAGAGGTGAGCCAGGTTCGCCAGTCGTTGTCGGGATGCTTCGGCGGTATCGCTTCAGGCACTCCAGCAGTCGGGCAGTCTTGGTCTTGTCGAAGTAGCACCGCGAGAATGTCTGACGGGCAACACGGATACCCGGCTCAATCGGGCTAACAGGCACGATGCTCACCGTCCAGCCCAACTCTTGCATCATTTGTTGTGCCGACTTGCCAGTCTTGTAGTCCTTGTGCGCCCCGTCATGCGGCAGCCACACCTTGCCCCAGTTCAGCCCCATTGCCTTCAGCTTGGCTGAGTACCAGTCCAGCGTCTTGTGGCTATCCTCGGTGTAGTCAATCACCCGCAACTCAGACGCATGGCGTTGAGCGAGGATAATCGTCATCTTGTCGTTCCAACCAAGGTCGAAGATGGCGTGAACCTGCAACCGCGCCTCATACGGCACATTGCAGATGCGCCCGTCCTCGATGGCCTGAGCCACTTCCTCGGCGTAGATAGCACCGCTAACCGCTGGTCGGCACTTGCCAAGCCAGATGTTCTCGTAATCTTCTTTCAGCATCGTGCGCTCGGCGTGAGCGCGTTCAGCTTCCATCGTGTCGTTGAACCACGGGTTTTCCGTGTAGTTCATCTTCAGGATGAAGCTATTGTCTTGCGGGTGCTTGATGAAATACTCGTAGGCAGGGTCGGTATCCAGTTCGGGGTTCATCGCCACCCAGATTTCCGATCCTTCCTTGCGGATAGTCGGGGTTAGGATGTCAAGTGACCGCTTACTGATTGCCTGCCCTTCCTCGATGAAGCAGATGTCAATCGACTCAAAGGACTTGATGCTGTCAGCCGTCATGTCCGACAAGCCGTTAAACAGGAACTCCGTACCGTTCACGCCCCGTATCTCGGTCTGCGTGATGGAATAGAACTTACTCAGCCCCAATGCCTGTATCTGGTCGCACAGCAGCTTGTGTACGCTGTTCTTGATGGACTTCTGCACCTCACGGGTACATAAGATGCGCAACGGCTTCTCAGCCCCCTTGATGAGCAATGCGCGGGCTATGTTCCAAGATTTCCCTGAGCAACGACCACCGTATAACGCCTTTATCCGATACGGGTCAAACAGAGGCGCAAGCACCTCTGGAAAGTCAATCATGTTTCAATCAGAACGCCGAAAGATGCAGTAGCAGGGTCTTTTACGCAGATGACTTGGGCAGGGCCAGCCACTTGCACAATAGGATTGTTGATGCTGAGCGCACCGCCAGGAATCGGCACATTGCCGCCCGGAGTGTCGTAGTACAGGACAGCGCGTTGTCCAGCGTCAATCGCGCCAGATGCGGCATAGATTGCGAAGGTAGCCGATACGCCCGCGCTGATGGTTTGCGTGGTCGAAGTGTTTGCCGTAGTCGCGGCGGTGTTGATGACGGTCTGTGCCATTAGAAATTCCTTTTCCTTTAGTTGATTATCCGTCCGAATCCAGACGGTTGCGCGTTATGCTTTGAAGGTTTCTTCGCGGACAGCCTGCAATCCATTGGCGGTAGCGAAGTCCCAGAACCACTCGCCCACCTGACCAATCACCACACCGTTCTTAAACGCCGTGACATTGTTCGGGGCAACACGCCCACGCTCGGCGGCAATCTGGTCGCAATAGGCTTTGAACTGGGTCGTGTTCATGGTGGTCAGCGCGTCATAGGTGCGTTGTTCCAGATAGGTCGAACAGCCCCAATGGGTTGCGTTAGCCGCGCCGGATGGGGACAGGGCTACGCTGAATGTTTGTGCACCGCCAGCGTCTGGATCGAGGACATAGAAGATTTCGGCCGAATTGTTTTTGACGGATTCAGCGAGAATCATGGGAACAGGGCCAATCATGGGTTGCATAAGTTTCCTTATAAGGTCACGCCAGTACGGGAAGCCGTCCAGCGTTCAGCGGATGAAAGTTGGGATGCGGTGAGGGTTTTGTTGACGCAGATGCCGCCGAAGTCGAGGCCGTTGTAGGGAATTGATGCACCGCCACGGCGACCAAAGAACAGCGCGTAGTTGCCGTAGTTGCCCGTGCCGTGCGAGGATGTGCTGGTGGCAGATGCCGAGCCGTTAACGCGAGTGTCAAAGGTTGGCGCGGCACTGTTTGAAGTCATGGCTAGAACAGCGGTGATAGGCGCGTTAAATGGCGACCTTGGCACGACAACCTGTAAAGTCCCTTTTGTTGAAAACTCAAATGTTCCAGCCGCACTTGGCGCGGTGATATAAAATGCCCCGTTGTTCAGGTTGATGTTTGCGCTCAACTCAACAACCATACCCACCGCCGCATCACTCAACTTCCGCACCCCCATCACCACCTCCATCTTGTCCGTAGCCGTGAAGTCCACGCTCGCCGTGGTCAGGAAGTCGTCAATGCCGTCATACTGCAGACCGTAGGGGGCGGTGACTGCATCTGCGGATACATCGCGCATATCAATATCGTCAAACTCCACCACCGCGCCGTCAGCAGTTGCACCGAGAATCAGATAGGTGGTCGTGGCGGTTGCCGTGTAGTAGATGGTCGGGTTGTATGGCGACACGGATGCGCTGTAAATCGTGTTTGAGCCGGATGTGATGCTGTTAACTGGCCCGATAGCGAACCGTGGTAAGTTTCCGCTTATCTGCGTGCCATTAAGCGTCACCCGATAAACATTGCCAATTACCGTGGTAATAGCCTGCGATGCGCTGTCCGTGGGTATGGTGCGCGTGAAGCGACCCTTGCCACTATTGAACACAAACGAGCCTGAGCCGTTGTTTGTCCACCCGCTTACATCGGTCGCAAAGTCGCCATTCGTCACAAGGTTAGAGCCAACAGGCGT